TCGGGTAGGTTGGGCACGTCGTTAGTCCGACCAATGCAAGACACCTTGAGACCTTGGCAGATGGTGCCATTTGTCTTGAGAACCACACCCACGTTTTGAATGAGGTTGGTCCCGGTGGGTTTGTCTTGATGCAGACCACCCCCATCAGCAACGTACAGGACGTCGTTCTCTTCGAGTCCTGTGAACCCAGAGAGGTTGGTGTTGTACGTCCCGGTCATGATGGAGAACCCGTCCTTGGTTGCTCCGTTGGTGGTGAGCTCGGTTTCTGCGATGCCGATTGCGGGCATCTTTGCCGGGTCGCTTGCGTCGGCAATGCCAACCAAGATGCGGTCGCTTGCTCCAATCTCACCACGCGAATACAACGGAGTGCCTGCGGGGATAGTAGCCCCTTCGTCGTTGCGGACTGGGAAGTGTACCTTCTCGGCTGTGTCTGCGTCGCCTCCGCCTCCAAAGGTCAAGGTGATCTCTCCGTCTCCGTCGTCTACAAGGGAGCCGTTGGGTACGTTGATGGTGGCCACGCTCAACACGTCGGGGGAGCCGTCAAGCTCTTTGACCCGGAGAAGGCCCCGCGCCTTGAATGAAGGCGTGTCGCTACCTGCGGGCTCTACTCCCGTCAGGGGAGCGTTGCACGAGTCGTAGGTGTAGGGGACCGATATAGCGATGTCAAGCAAGCACCCAGCAAGGGCGTTGCTCTGCGACTCTTCCAAAGGCGTCACCGAGGCGTTGACGAGGTCGTAGTGGAACCCGAACTGGAAGATGTTGCCTCCGTTCTGGATGTCGGCCAAGATGTCTTCGGCTACCTGCTCGGCGTTGGAGATGTTCTCCTTTTGGTATTCCACCTTCTCCGCCTTTGATGGAGGCAGGGACAAGATGTAGACTTCGAGGTTGTAGGTCTTGGCCTTGGGTGAGTTGTAGTCCCCACCGGTGTACACCAAGTGAAGCAGCGGGTACTGCTCGAACTTCTCCAAGTCCACGTCCGAGGGCGACCCATACGAGAACGTCTTGATGAAAAAGTGGTCGTCGCAGAACTCCTGAAACTTCGAGACGATATTGTTGAATGTGATCATGCGATGCGGTTCTTGCTTGCTTGCTCTCTCTTGAAGTTTAAGTCCTTGAGGTAGGCGAGGTGGGTGAAGGCGTGGCCAACGGGTAGCTTCGTGACCGCATCCATTTTAAGAATGTCCTCACCGGCCAAGGTGTAGAGGACAGGGTACCACCCCCACTTTGCAGCAAACTCGTCACCTCCTGAGTCTTCTGAATTAAAGAGGACTGCAAAGCGTTCAGTAGTTTCTTTTCGGTACTCCAAAAAAAAAGCAACGCACCGGCGACGAGAAAGGCGGGCATATCGAGGAACACGTCGGCGTCCTCTTTGGCCGTGTACGGTTTAATGGAGTAGCGGTCCCCCCACTTCCTTTCGAGCGGTCGGTATAGGATGCTCATGGCTTTGTGTGGCGTCTTCCAAAAGTCCGCCGTATATGTCTCCATGTCAATCCACTCTCCCGCGCTGAACTCGTCCCAGTCAGGTACGAATCCGTACTCGACGCCGTTAAGCTCGATGATTTCTTTGTGTTGGGCGACCTCTTCGGCTTGCAAGGTGTCGAGGTGTGCGTTGGCCTCCACGATGAGTTTGTGGGGCATCTTGCGGAGTTCCGCGAAGGTGTGACCCGTGACGGCTTGGACGCGCTTAACGGGGTCGGTTTCGGTCTCCAGCGTCATAAGGTGCCGAAGGGTCAGGTCTTGGAAAGAGGCGGGAAGACGCAGCTTCATATTGTTACAAGTTGAAAAGGGTGAATGTCTCAGGTTATCCGAGGGCGTAGTTGCCGAAGTTCGGGTTCGTTTGGTTCCACGTCACGGCGTAGCGTGAGGCGTCGATGAAGTGGTTGAAGGCGTCGACGGGCTCGTTCAGTTGGCGCCCGTTCTTGTCCTCCTTGTATTTGTAGTTCCGGAGTTCTTTGATGCCGTTCACGCTGCGCTCGGTGATGAGTAGCGGACGGGAGCGCAGGAAGTCGATGCCCGACCGAACCGAGTCCGGACCTTTGCGGGCTGGGTGTACGTTGAACCCGTGGCCGTGAATTTCGTCGATGGACTTGGGCTCTGCGGAGTCGGCTACGATCATGGCTTTGCCTATCTCGGCGTCTCTTAGCGTTTGGGCGATGGCTGCATTTGTCAGGCCCGTAGCGTAGCACACCTCGTCAAGGCAGAAGCCGTGGCCGTCTGTGCACACCTTAACAATGGCCGTGGGGTCGTTGGTATATCCAAAGTCCAAACCAAGGGACAAGAGGCGCCACCCTTCCGGGACTTGTGGCACCGCCTTCCAATGGGTTAAGATGGTCGCACGAGACACCCCACGCTCGCCCAGCCCGTACACGCGCCAGTAGTCATGGTCCGCTTCCTTCAGGCGTTCAATCTCTGCCACGGTTGACTCCGGAAGGAACGGGTTGTCTTTGTATGTGGTCTTGAAAAACTCATGGTCGGGCCGGGTCAACACGTGGTCGTATATCCAGTGGAACTCGTCGGACGGGTTGTAGTCAATTATAGCCTTGCCCGTGGTGCGCAGCATAAGTTGGCGCCAGTCCTCTAACGTAAGTTCGTTGGCCTCGTTGCAAAAAAGAACGTCGCGCTTCCGCCCTTTGACTTTTTGCGGTTGGTCTACCGAGATGAACTCGACCATGTTCCCAAAGAGGATGTACGTGGCTTTGCTCTTGTTGTGCAGGTTGACGTCGTAGATTTCCTCCCTTTCGAGTATCTCGAAGAAGTCACGCATCACCGAGGCGCGTATGGCTGGGAAGGTCTTGCGGGCGATGGTGATAACCGCCCCGGAGTTCTCGTTGCGGTGGCACAGTTCAATGAGAGCCGTGAGGATGGAGTAGGTCTTGCCCGATCGCGTGCCTCCTTGGTGAACTTGAATCTTGGCGGGCGAGTTCTTGACGTGGTAATATGTGGCGGGTTGCCTCACAAGCTGTCGACGAACTTTTGGTGAGTGTCAAATCGATACCACTCGCCACCCTTAGCGTAGCTCTTCGCTCGGTAGTTGTAGTATATGCCTTTGACCTTGAATTGTCCCGAAGGCATGAACTCCCAATCAAATCCTTTTTGCGTCAGCAAACGAGCGACGAGCATCTTGTTTTCGCGCTTGGTCATGACACCGAAGAGTCGTCAGACACAAACCACGAGAGCGGCTTCTTCTCGGCCACCTCAATCTCTTGTCGCTCGACGTAGCCTCGCCCCTTGCCTTTGGTCTTCATATAGAAGATGGTGGCTGCCGGGTTGCCTTGTGAGATGAGCTTGTGAAGGTGGTGCTCTGCAAAGTCCAACACGACCTCGGGTAGGTTGTCACACGCTGACTTATATGCTGGGTCTTCCTTGAGCCATCGGTAGTGAGTGTTCCTGGAGATGCCGCACGACTCACACGCGAGCTTCACAATGCCCAGCGCCTTTGTGAGTGCCTCGACCATGTTTGCCTTTTTTGGTTCTAACGTGTCACCTCCTGTCACGGAATCATCTTCTCGCAGTGCTTGCATTGCTTGGGTTCTTTTGGTTCGTCTTCGGGTTCGGGTTTGTCCCAGTCAATCGGTACCCCCCACTCTTGGAGTTGTTCGGGCTCGTGCGGGCCGTTTGCTAACATATCCGTATCAAACTCTCCGTGATGGCCGTTGTCTTTAATCATGGCCCGCTCTTGTTCCTCTTCCGTCCAGTCGCACACGCTGCACGGCACAGCTTCCCATCCGAGGTCGATGCACGCTCGGAGTCTTTGGTTACCTGCAAACACCACCATGTCAGGGTTGACCAAGAGAGGCCGCACAGTCATCATCTTTGGGTCTTCGGCGATGGAGCGTTTGAGGTCTTCCATCTTCTGCCGTCGGATATAGCGCGGGTTATTCGGGTGAGTCCTGAGCTTGTTCGTCTCGATAAGCGTCGGCGGCGTTAAGAACATTTCGTAGGGTTTCTCTGATGTGATAGTCTGACACGGCGAGGTTCAAAAGAATCTCCCACGAGTCTTGGTCTTTGTGGAACACTCCGAAGTTGGCGACGTCGGCCCCGGTGTCCTTTCGTGTGAACACGAGGAAGTCGTCGCTCTCGTTGAGCATTCGTTTTACTTTGCGCAGGGTCATGCTTGCAGAAGTTTAAGCCACTTAAGGCGGATTTGTGCGTCTACGTCCAAAAGGTTTGTCGCGGCCTTGACTGCGTACACGCTTGTCGAGTGGTCGCGCTTACCCAAGAGTTCACCGATTTCTCTATACGTCCAGCCTTGGTCCTTGAGGTACTTGCTTATCAATTGACGAGCCTCGACGTAGTCACGACGTCTCACAGGCCCAACCACCTTCTTCCAAGGCACTCTCACCACCTTACAAAAGCGAATGACCTTTTGTACGTCTGTGTTTCGGTCAGAGAGTCCACGCGGTGCGTCTTGTAGGTAGCCTACAACTAGCCAAGGGTTTATTGGTTCAGTCTGCTCCATGATTTCGCACAAATGGCAATTCGTTGTTTTTCATTCGGGTACTCTTTTAGCATGGTTTCATCCATCATGCAACGTCCGAGAAACTCGGTCATCTTTTCGTCTTGGTCAGGTGTGGGAATCGGCATTGTGCACGAGGTCTTTGAGTTGTTGTAAGAGTTTCCGGTTGCATGAGCTGCACCCGCTGGCCTTTTGGCCTGTGAGGAATTTACGAGAAAATTCGTTCAGTTCCTCAATGGTCTTTTCTGGGTTTGGGCGATCGAGGTATTCGCGTATTTGCTCGATGTCTTCGGGCTGGACGGTGGCGCCCCATTTGCCCAAAGGACACGAGGCGACTTTGAGTTTGGTTTTGGCGGGCATATAGCACCCGCACAAGGGGGAGTCGGTGAATGCTTCCGTCACGAGGGGGCCGCAACTCTTCGTCGTGGTGACGAAGTGTTCGCATCCCTCGCAGGTGGTATAGCGTTCAGTTCTGATGGTGGCGTTGACGAATAACAAGGCGAAGTTTCTTTTTGGATTGACTGATGGACTCGTAAAGGGTAGACGCTCCGATGCCCGCTTGACGCGAAAGTTCGGCCATGCTCCATCCGTCGAGGTAGAGTTCAAGGACGGTGCGATCAAACCACGAGAGGTGGTTGGCCATGAGTAGGGCTTCCTCCTTTCTGATGGCCTCTTGGATGTCGTAGTTCGAGACGTGGGTGTAGTCTGGGGCGTCCGTTATCTTGTATAGCTTCCGAAAGGTGCCCGTCGAAAGATTCCACATAGCCGTGTGGACATATCCGGGGAGGTTGTCCAAGATGTTTTTGTTCTTGCGTAGGGCCAGCACGCACGAGAGGTAGGTGTGATGCAGCAGGTCGGGACCGTCGGGGTGGAGTCTACGGGCGACCTGTGTGAGGTCGTCGTAGTTTTCCACGAACCATGCGTCAAAGTCCCTTCGTGCTCTTGAGCTCATCGACCTTTCTTTTGTAGTGGTGGTATAGGGCTTGCAGTTCGTCGCGGCTGAACTTGCGCGTCTGCTTCGACTCAATCAAAAGTTCCTCGGCGGTGCCCTCTCCGTACTGCCTGTCGAGGTGTTGGGAAAAAAGAAACTGCTCCCCGCTGCGGAACCCGTTGCACCGCTTGCACTGAAACTGGACGTTTTTCTCTTCCCACCGCGTGGACATACACGCCCGGCTCATGAAGTGCCCGGCGTCTACCTCGGTCCAATGTCTCACGCTTCCGCAGGTGTAGCACTCGCCCATACCTCGGTCGTCACTCGCCCGAAGGCGGACGTACTGGCTGAACACCGTGTCCACCTTCTTCACCATCGCGCTCCGGTTTGTCGTTCGGGTACGGGATGTGCTCCCACCGCCCGTTCTTGACAGGGACGCGCTTGATGTCTGCCCCCTTTTGGAGTTCTTTGGTTTCCGCTTCACGACGTGTCTTGTAGTTCTTATAGAGGGCGTCCAGTTGGTCGTCCGAGAGGCGGTCGGGTGCGTGCTTCTTCAGCTCGTTCCAGTTGCCTTCTCTGACGGCGGCGCGTTCGCCTTCGTACTGCCTGAATATATCGACTAATTCGGGAAGTTTCAAACGCTCATATCCGGGGCGGTATTCTCCCGTCTTGAGGCGGTGCATAATGATCGCCCATTCTTCGAGCTTCATTGCCGGGAAGGTGTCCCGCAAATGGTGCACGGCGTCTAGGATGTCACGGTCGGCGGTGATGCTTCGGTTGTACTCAAGGTACTGGAGCGTCTCTTTTAGGAGGATGATGAGGCACGCTTCCGTCTTTGCGGGTGCCTCTCGGTACGCGACCAGTACATTGGTGCCTTCATGCCATGCCTTCTCCGGAGTCAGCCGCGAGGCGTCGGAGATGCTCTGCAATGAGTGAGCCGTCCGAAGGGCCAAGTCTTTTGGTTTCATTCTTTTGGTTTTTGAGTGGGAAGATACCTTGCCATCCGTTGGCGATGCTTTGATGGATCATTTGGATGGCCGTGGCCTCGTCCCCTTGTGAGTCGTTTTGGAGTTTGTGGAGGGCGGCTTGCTCGCCGCGCTGGGTGTACTTCTTGGTGCCTCGTTCGCGGCGCTCCGTTATCCATACCTCCCAAGCGTCTGCAAATTCTGTCGAATCAAATGGCAACACCACCCCCTTCTCTTTTAATGTGTTGTCTTTTGTTCTTTTACTTGTATTAGTAGAGGTATCATTTGGGGATGCTGCCTCCCCATTTTGGGTACTCTGCCTCCCCATTTTGGGG